GGCCTGCGACAGGTCGTGGACGGCCTTGTAGATCTCGGGCCGTTCGTAGCCGAAGTAGGTGGCCGTCCGGTTGATGCCGGACCCGGTGCCGGTCAGTGGGTCGACGGAGATGCCGATGTTGCCGTACGGCTGGACGTGCGCATACGTGAGGAGCGACCAGACCTGAAATTTCGTGTCGTGCCAGATCCGCTGTCCGTCGGGGACGAAGTTTTGGTTGGTCACCTGCGACGCTTCGGTACTGAGAGTGGTCTTGATGTGGCGGTGCTGGTAGTAGGAGGGGAACTCGGCGCACGCGATGTCCCGGCCGGAGCCTGCCGGTTTGCGGGTCCACAGGATTCCCGCCCAGACGATGACGCCGTCCCGGTCGACGTAGACCGCGGTGCGTCCGGGGACGGTCGCGGCTTCCGGGTCCAGCGGCAGCGTCTCCGCGGCATACGGAACGTGCGCCGTCATGACCCCGATGCCGTTGAGGACGGTGCCGTACTGCACGTTGGCCAGAGGCAGTTCGGCGAGGAGGGTGTCCGTCATCAGGTCGCAGAACAGGTACGTGTACGTGTGCCGCACCGAGTTCTGCCCGAGGCCCTGCGGCTGCGCGAAAAGCGACTCCAGCGCGGTCGTCACGACGTCGCCCCCGACACCCGGTGCAGACCGAGCATGGTGAGCAGCGCGGTTGCCGCGCCGCTGTTCTGGTTCGCTGCGATCTCGACGTAGTCGCCCGCCTGGAGCACCTCGTAGCCTGCGACGACGGAGGCCATGTTGCCGGTCGAGCCGCGCATCGTGTTGAACCGGGACAGTCCCGTCACGCCGTTGACGCGCACCTCGGCACGGCCTTCGGCGGTGAGCGTTCCAGGCCACACGATCCGGCCGTTGACCGCGTACGTGCCGGCCTTCGGGACGGTGATCCTGCTCGGGTTCGTCGACGACGACCACGACGTGCCGCCCGACGAGGTGACCTTCGCGTTGAACGGCAGGACGGTGTAGTTGCTGGCGTGGGCGGTGAGGTTCGGCGCCCCGGTGACGACCATCATCGGCGGGTCCGGCGTGATCTCCCGCGACGTCCCGTCCAACTTGCCGATGCGGACCTCGTCCGTGTCCATCAAATACAACAGCTGGCCCGGGTGCGGCCGGTTCGGCGCGCTTGAGGACGTGACGGGCAGGAGGCCGCCCAGGCCCACGCTGTACTGGCGGATGTCGGTGATGTTCGCAGCGGCCACGCTCGTCTGCGACGGGCCGATCGCCACGTCCGCCAAAATCTGCGCGTTCGGCGGCAGCGACGGACGCACAGCCGCACCAGCCGACGCGGCGTACGTTCCCTGGACCACCTCAAGCCGCCACTCGGAGACGCTGCCTGCGGTCTCAGCGTCGTACACGGACGCGACGACACAGTCCTTGCGGAACTGGCCTGCCCCGCCCGCCGGAGCGATCGTGAGGACCACGTCGGCGTCGTTGACGCACACGTACGTACCGCGGCCGCCGCTGTCGTGGTTGTCGATGAAGCACATGCCGGCGGACACGATGACGGTCATGTTCGGGGTGGCGGCCGCCCTCACCTTCATCTGCTGGTTTTGGTAGGAGGGGCGGACGCCCTGCCGGATCCGCATCGGGGTCGCCTCGTCCACGAGGAAACCGGGGTAGGCGAGCAGGCTGGTGACGACGAGCCGGTCGTGTGCGGCCGAGTACGACCCGGCCTGCATCCACGGCGGGGGGTTGATGACAGCCATCAGTGGTCCTTCCTTACAGGCTCGTGTCGCGCCAGGTGACGGTGAGCAGGGATGGGGTGCCGGCGCCGCCGCCCACGGGGCCGCCGCGGTAGGCGATCTCGTTTTCGCCGGGCAACAGGAGCGGCCAGGTGGATCCGGCGCGGACCCATGTACGGCGGGGGCTGGTGCCCTGGTAGAGGACGGCTCGGGTGCGGGTGTCGATGAGGAGGTATTCGCCGAGTTGGAGGGTGGCGTCGATGACGAGGGACTGGCCGGTCGTCACCTGCTCGATGCTCGGGTTGGCTACGGGTCCGTCGATGCGGAGCACGGGGTAGGCGTCGCTGGATCCGGCGTTGAGGGCGGTGATGCGGCCGGACTCTCCCGCGCTGCCGTACGTGCGCGGGTGCACCAGCGGGTACGTACGGCCGGCGGCCGGGGAGTACGCGGTGGTGGAGTCGGAGCGCTCGTCGAGCCCGTACAGGTACGGATCGGCGCAGTACACCTCAAGGGCTGCGGTGCCGGTGCGCCACAGGTGTTCGGCGTCGTACGGGATCGACCTGCGGCGAATCTTGCCGTAGATCAGGGTGTCCTGGTCGAGGAACGCGAGCGGGGCGGGGGACGCCTGCGGCTGGGTGGCGGCGCGCAGTGCGAGGACCAGCTCCCGCAGATGGTCCGGGCTGTCGCCGATCAGCGACAGGCCGAGTTGGATCGTCCGCGCGGCCGTGAAGTCGGGGCCGGTGTAGTCGCCGTGCTGGCCGGGCCGTTCGACGTCCTCGGCGCGCACGTCGGGCATGTCGTCGAGACCGACGATCGTGGTGACGTGGTACGGGGATCCGGGCCCGAACGTGAGGCCGTCCCACTGGATCCGGCCCAGCTTGCCGTTAGCCACTGGTGCCTCCCACGAGTGCGTTCCAGGACATGGCGCGCAGGATGCCGTCCGGCGACGCGTCGGCCCCGTAGAGGTTGAAGGTGTGCCCGGCGGCCGTGGCCGGGGCGGCGGCCGGCAGCAGCCCGGGACCGGCCAGGCTCAACGCCCCGCCGGTGAGGCCTGGGATGGAGAGCATGCCGGGCAGGCTGCGGGTGATCTCGCCGAGTCGGGCCCGCAGTTGGCCGGTGGTGGCGTCAATACCGGCGATGAGGCCCTCCATCAGCAGGCGGCCGTTGGGGGTGAGGAGGCGGGCGTCCTTTTCGGCGGGGCCCTTCCATTCGGGGATCATGTTCGTGACGCTGTTGAGGAGGCTTCGGAGTTCGCCGATGCGGGCCCGGACACCGGCGATGAGTCCGCCGATGACGCGCCAGCCTGCATTCCACAGCAGGTCGCCGAGGTCGCCGACGGCGGCGCGAATGGCTCCGGGGATGTCTTGGAAGATGTCGATCACGTCGTTCATCGACCGGGCGACGCTTTGTGCGAAACCGCCCACGGATTTGACGAAATCCCATAGGCGTCCGGCTGAGGTCCGCATGACGCTGGCCACCGAGGAGCGGAACGATTCGAATTTCTGCGCCATTGAACCGATCTTGGCCGACGCTTCGCGGGAGGCGGATGCGATGGCCTTGACGAAGTCGCTGTTCAGGACGCGAGCGACTGCCTTCACGGCCGGGATGACGATGTTTTGCAGCAGCCAGTGCACGATGCCGAGTACGAACGTCAGCGTCTGGATCGCTGCCTTCGTGAACTCGATCGCGAACGGAAGCTGTTCCTTGAAGATGATCGCGAGGTCTTTCAGGATCGGGCCGAGCTCCTGAAGGAGCGGCTTCAATTCCGGGCCGACTTCCCGGATGAAGTCGCGCAGCGGCGGCCCGATTTCCTCAATCACGGGGGCGAGCTGGGCAAACGCCTCCTTCAGCAGCGGAAGGACAGTTTTCACCAGCTCATCCGCTGTCTGGACCAGCTCGCGGAGGATGGATTGGAATTCCTTCGAGGCGGTCAGCCGCTCGAAAGCCTCCGACAGCCTTTCCAGGATGAAGAACAGGCTGCCCGCTTCTTGCGTGACGCCGCCGATGATGTTCTTCAGGCCGTCGAAGATGTTGCGGACGATGCGGCCGAGCTGCTTGAACAGGTCGACGGCACCGTCGATGGAGCGTTCCAGGTCGCCGGACTCGAAGGAGCGGACCAGGGAGTCGGTGATACGGACACTGACCTCGTCAGCCTTCTTCGCGATCCGCTCGAGCGACGGGCCGGCCGCTGCGGCCAGCAGGCCGAGCGACGTGGTGATCCGGCCGGGCACCTGCTCCATGGATTCCAGGGAGGTGGTGGCCGAGTCGAGGGCCTGTCCAAAGATGCCCCGGTCGCTGAGGTCACGGGCGGATTCGGCCACGCCCTTGGCCATGGCGTTCAGACTGTCGCCGGTGTTGAGGAGCGCCGTTTTGAGGGCAGGCAGTACCGACTTGGCGGTCCGCGTCAGCTCGGTGCTGAAGTCGGCGAAGACTCTGTCCTGCACCTGGCGGCGGAACTCATCCAGCTCCGGGGCCATCTCGCGCAGGACGTCGGTGAACTTCCTGGCCTCCGGCGACAGTTTCTTGATCGCCTCGGCGTATGCCTCTGCGCCCTCCGGATCCAGCGCGGCAGCGATCGCATCCTCGACGCCGACCATCGCCAACTTCAGCGTGTTCGTGGCCAGCTGAAGGGCGAGCATCGCGGACACGCCGACGGCAGCCGCGGGCGCAATGTTGGAGAGGGCGGCGACCAGCCCGGCGACGATGGGTAGGACGCCGCCGATCGCGGCCCCGGCGAGGGCGAAGCTGCCGGCCATCCGCGCGCCGACCGACACGATCGTCGTG